TAAAAGCTGCTGAGTTAATTCTGGACTCATTGAAAGTCTACCTGACGTTAAAAAAGAAGATAGCTTATCCTGCTCTGCTGTTAATTCCTCTAGAGTGATATTCCCTTCTGCATACTGCCTTTCTAGCTTTTTTGTGTAACCTAAGTAAAGTGTTCTAGCGAGAGAATCTTTTAAATCCCGATCTGCTGGTAATCTTTGTTCTGCTGGTAACGCTGCATGTGATACTGAAACTGTGTTGAATTGCTTATCAGCTTCTAAAGCAGCCGTTTCTAAATTTGCATTGTTTGCGACTTCATAAACAGCAGCCTCTCCCTGTGCTTGAATATCCATTGCATCTTGTTTTGTTTTAACTCGTTTAGTCTGCGTTTCCCATGCTGCTGACCTACTTAAATAATCGCCTTCTGCTTTCGTTGCAAGACTTTCAAATTTTTGACGAACATTTTTATTTTTAATTCCGCTCAGAACTTGGCTTTTAAGTGTATTAAACTGAACTTTTTGCTTTTCAACAAAATCACCTTCAAAATTATATGTTTCTTGAGCTTTCATCAAGCTTTGCTCATAATTTACACTAAAATCATTAAACTGTTTTACCGCCTCAATATTATTTTCAGTCTCAACACGCTGATCTATAATTTGACCGATACGGTCAATGCTTTTTTCTGCTCCTTCTGCTACTCCACCAAAAAACGCATATCCCATAATTATTTACCTTCTTTTGCTTTGTATTCTGCAAATTCCCCGACTGCTTCACCAGTACCTCTTCCTAAAGCCGCTAAAGCTGCTTCACTACCCAAGACTTTAGTTTTGCCGATCTCTGCTTGAATTTGACGTTTTTGTGCTTGCTTTTGCAAAGTTAAATCAAAAGCTGTATCTAAAACTTGATCTAAAACTGAACCTGAATAACTTATCCCCCGTTCACCCAAGCCGCCCATAACCTGCCCTACACCTTCCGTGATCTTTCTATTCCATTGGATAGATAGCATCTTCTCTTGTTCTTGAAGTTGTTTAGTAACATAATTCGCTCTACGTTTAGCTGCAATCGCACCAAAAATACCTTTTGCGAAATCTGCTGTCGCTTTAGCCGCCATTGCTGCTGTTGCTGGGTCTACCATATATAAAAATTATACCCTTGAATTTGTTTATCAAGTTTAAAACCTAACCATTGAGCAAATCTATTATTAACCTTACTTTCCTTTTGAACATAAGCCGCAATCCCTGACCTGCTTTTCAAATCCCTTTTAATTGCCTTTAAAAAACTAATTTTTTCTTGATTAGTCAATAAAGACATTCTATAAAAATCGCATGTTCCATCTTGATAGATTGAAGCAGTTGCAATAAGCTTATCTTCTCGCTCTAAAGCGATGGTTTCAGCTCCCTTTTCTCTTATTCTATCTAATACATACCCGTCTATAATTTGATTTAATTTATCACTTGATCTCGTTAATTTGTACTTCATAACTTATAGAATTAATTTGTAATGGGGTATTTGTTGTTTGGCGAATCATTAAGGTAGGACTAACTGTACTACTAGAGCTACAATGTACTTCTTTTTCACCAGTAAATAAAAGCGATGGTAAATTTACATTATCCGTTACTGATCTAAACTTAACATCCTGCCAAAATTCTGAACCTTGCATTATTGTCTTTTCATCTCTAAACTGAAAATCCATGCTATCTACAAGATTAAAAAATATTCTTGTAATTGCTTTTAAATCTTTTTTGTTGCTTGTTTGGGATTGAATATAATCTATTGGCTTAATTTTTGCTGTAGCATAAAAACTTGCCCCTACTTGATAATCATTTGCTGGTGTGATTACCTCGTTTTTAGTTAGGTAGTTAGCGTAAGTCGTTTTATCCACTAAACAGTATGTAGCAGGCAAGGTTGAAAGATTATAATGTCCTCCAACACTAGCATCTAAAGCTACATCTACTAAATATTCTCTAGGTTTATATGTTGTACTAACATAATAAGGCGAACTATCACTATTTGTTAAACGGGTAGTGCCTACGCCTTTGCTTGTAACAATATCGCCTACTCGTAAAAGTAAACTTTCCTCTGTTAATAAATATATGGTTTGTTTTGCTGGAAAATCTAAATCTTCATAAACTGTTTGAATGTATCTAGCTTTATAATTATTCGCTAAAACAATTTTAGACCATGCAAAATCTTCTTCTTTATCGTCCATCGTGCCTACTGCGATAGTGCCATCCTCTAAAACGCACCAAAGCATTTTCCACGGGAAAGTTACATAAACCATTTGCCTTAGTCCTGGGAATAATATATCTCTATTGTTTTTAGTTACTTCTATTGGTAAAAAAGCATTATAAATATATTGATATTCAAGCCTAAAAATCTTTTGTTGTGAACTATCTGTAAAATATAAATATCTCCCTAAGACTGGCTTAATTGAGCTTATTGGTAATGCGTGCTGCGTATTAATACTAACTGTGCTTGGTGTGATCTTAGAATACATTTGCTGACCTTGTATGATCTGTCCGCCTCCATTAGTACCTATATGTAAAGCCTGATAACTTACAGCCCATTGAGTAGAAGTAGTATTAGGATTAATTCCTTCTATTGCAATTCCTGAATCATCTGTAACTTGGTAAGTATCGTCATTTAAGCTAGGAATAGATGGACTAAAAGTATCTAAATTGCTACCCATTGTAGCCCATGAAAAACCATCACGGAAAAACCATAATCTATCTTGATGAAGTGCTACCCTTTCTGGGTAGTTGTTTGCATACCAAGCATCTAAACGCCAATTTTTAGATTCATGGTGTGTTCCAACTCTTAAGATTGGATACTCTGAGTCTACTGTTACATTTATGTCTGTTGTTGTTTTAGAGTTAATGGTCATTACCGCCCATTTCTCCTCTGCTGAACTTGTGTCTGCCTGCCTAAATCTTAACTTTCTTCCTGCCACAAAAGCATCAAATAAAGCTCCTGATGTTCCTATCCAGTTATTGGCATTCCCTGCTTTGTTTACAATTTCTAAAAGTCCTGTTCCTGTATATCCATCATCTGTCAAACTAAAAACAGGAGTGCCTGCACTGCGAGGCTTAAATTTGTAAGCTGGGTTTAAATTTAATTCATCCCACGGCCCATCTTTAAAAACCCACGGAGCAATTGACCACTCCCATAAAGAAGTAGTTGTATTAAAAGTCCTTTTTAATTCTTTAGGAGCAAAATTTCTATGCACAATAATTAAAGAACTTCTAATCTTTGCAAAATCAAATTCATGTACCGCTTTACCCGTAATACCTGTAGAGCTTAAAAAAATTCCCCCTTCCACGGGGTCTATAATCTGTATTTGCCCGTCTGGCTCAAAAATAATATGTGCTGCTGTTCCTGCTGTAACTTGAAAACTTACATACCTAGAATAATCATCATAATTTTGAATTAACTGTGTGCCTGGCCTCCTAACTATTCCCCCTTCTGGTCTAACTATAAAATTAGTTAATTCTGCTGCACCTTCCAAATATTCTTTAGAATCAAATCGCCCTGCATAATGTTTAGAGAATTGACCTTGACTAAAATTAGTTTGATTAATACAAAATTTTGGCATTAATTAAAATTCCTTCCATTAAGCCAAGTTGTACTTTGAGTATATGTTCTTGACCCTCTGCCGACCGCTTTGCTTGCTGCTATGCCCTGCTTCTTTATAGAATTGCTATTAATATAATCTGTTTTTGTGTCTGAATGTTGAACGCTTGGAGCGACTAAACCAGCCATCTTAAATGCTAATGCCTCACAAAATGTAGCATCAAATTTACCGTAATCGTTACCGCCCATGATCTTAGTGTACTCAACAAACACTCTCAACGAATCAGATGTTAAACCTTGATCTACCTTTGCATAGTCTATATCTTGATTATCAAGGTCATAAACACGCCATATCTCTAAACAATCATTAGGTAAAGAATATAACTTAGAAAATTCACCATTTGTATAATCTGCAATAAATGTTAATTCTGTTTTTTTAACAGCAAAATCCCATCTTGAAGCCTGCAATAAACTTTCTATTGCAAAGGTTTCTACCTCTCTTAATTTTGCTATCTCTATCGTATTAGCATTAACGTCTAGCACTGGCTCTTTGCCTAACTGCAATAAAGCAAGATTAAATACATTCAAGCGAGAAACTAGCATATATCTATTATAACTTAAAAAAAAATACCCCCATATTGCTATGAGGGTATTCTTTAATTCACTAGGATTGAATTAAATTAAGAAGGGTCAGCGATACCGCTAGAAGTTCTAATTTCTACCATCTTAACTTCTTCGATTCTAACTGCACCAAGTCCACCACTAATGTAAATAGTTGGAACAAATCCACGCTCTACGTTTTCAGCTATTTGAATTTCTAAGCTGTTATTCGCTGCGATAAATGCACCTAATCCGCTTGTAGGGAATAGTAAGCATGATCTGTAATGGTTATTTGCACTTGCTGGGTCAGTGTTAGTTAGTAGCTGTGATCTGTAGAAGTCAATACCTAACCATGTACCAATGTAAGGGTCGCCCATCATTGGTTTATCGAATGGGTACAAACGGCTAAAATCACCACTCTTAAACTCAGGGATACCATACAGCTGTGTTTCTTCTGCTGCTGAAATTACACAGTTAATTCTATCGCCCGGCTCTAAAGCAAAGTTAGAGTAAACTAATTCTTTTGCTTTAAGAATTTTAGCTAACGTGAATCCTGATTGAGCTCTATTCGTCCAAGTACCTGTACCGTTACCTGCACCGATAGGGTCTCCATCAAGGAAATTTACATCAACGGTTTGAGTGGAAGTAGGGAAAGCAGTGTTAGTGCCTCTGGTCTTTCCATCAACTGCTGTACCTAATGCTGCTGCGATACAAACTTCATCTATCTTACGCTTCCACGCTGCCACGCCTAAACGGACATAAGAAGAAGTAGGGTCTGTTAGCATCCTTGAAACATCAAGCTTTTTATCTACAAATTGAGTAACATCAAAAGTTTTGAAATCAACGGAACGAACGCTAAAAGTAGCATTAGTATAAGTGTTTGCTACGTTTGCGGTTGTTTTCTCACTCATTGATATACTGCCAAGTCTTGGGAAAAATTTAAACTCAGCATTAATATCACCCATAGTAACCAGTCTTTCAAAGACTGAATCCATTTGTTGAGAGAGAATACGGAAATTAGCAGTATATTGATTAATATACGCTTGACTAATAGTCATGGCTTTATATCCTTTTTTTAAATAATTAAACGCCTATCTACTGATAAGCAAAAACCTATATTCTTCTTTGCGTAAAGCTACCCTTTCGGACTTCACTATTAAACCAGCTACCCTTTCGGACTGGCCAAGAATTAATTTTATTATAACATAAAAAAATACCACCACATTATACGTGTGGTGGTACTCAAACAAACAAGGTCTAATGAAAATTAATTATATCAAGGTCTGATATATTTAGCTACTTCATTTGGATTAGATTTACTCATCGCTTCCTTAAGTTGAGATAATACAGAAGGCGGTAAATTACGCCCACCATTACGATAATAGTCATTAAAGTTAGATTTATCGCTCAATATCCTGCCAACTACCTCCTCTGGGGTTTCTTTAGCCGCTTGGTTTGCCGTCATTTGACCTATGTCTTTAGGGGCATTTTGAGCCTGAACATCATATAAAAATTGCATCAAATCGTTATCTGTATCTAACCTTGTTTTTAATTTATTGTATTGTTCTGGTGTTTTTGCGTTCTGCTTAAGGAAAGTATCTAATGTTGTTTCAATTGTACTTAAGTTATCCCATTTGCTACGTTCTGCTTTAATTTGCTCAACTTTTGCTTTCTCGTCTGCTTGTAAAGCCTCATAAGCTTCTCTTGACATTTTAGCGATAGAGCTAATCAACTTGCTCGCTTGCCCTTTAGTTAAACCTGCCTCGTGTGCATCCTGCTTTATTCTTTTTAAAACATCATCATCAAATTTATAATCAGGCGTCTCAATCTCATAACCGTCTGGTGTCTCAGGTCTGCCTAATTGCTTGTAAAGCTTATTCCAGTCTTCCTGAGAACTCTTCTCATTAGGTAAATTAACCTTTGTCCCCATTGCTCTTTGAGCATGAACGTATCCCGTCATTAAGCTGTTAATATCCTTAACTGAATCTAAATTTTTAGTGTAAGCTTCTTTTTCTGCTACGTCTTGAATATTATTTAAGTAATTTGTTTTGATTGCTTCAAAATCAATCTGGTTTTCTTCGCTCATCTTGTTCTCCTAGTCTCGATAAAAATTCTTGTTCTGTTAGCTCTATATTCGCTAATAATCTTAATACTACTGCTCTTTTGCCTTCAATAAAAGGAGTAAATTTACTATCCCAGCATGGTTTATGAAATTCAGCATATCCCATTAAATCAGCAATAATTAAATCCCACGTTGCTTTAGGAATACTTTGATAAGCTTCCCTAACATTTCGATAATAGTCTTTTTTATCAGTAAAAAAATCAGATATATATTTTGCAATACTTTTTATCAAACCATTCCACCTTGTTGTAATGCCATTGCTTGGCTTAAATCTTTCACTGCACCTGCCGCACCTTGCATATTCATTACTTGTTCTGCTTCTTGCCTTTGTGCTTTTGCTTGCTCAATTTCTTCACTCGACTTAATCATTTTTAAATCAGCACCTAAATTATCAAATATGTACTTAACTAATTTTTCTTCTTTTAAAGCCCCTAAAATACTAGGGTCTATTGCTTTTGTATTCGATAAGCTAATTAAAGCTCTTTCTAGTAAAGTAACTTTTTGAGCATTAACCGCATCATATAAAGCGCTTCTAAATTCTACCTTAAATTCAAAATCATCAGGGATATTTAAGTCTTTCCATTCTTGGAGTTGATTAAAAACAAATAAAAATGCTGGAGCTAAAAACTCATCTTCAATGCGTAAAATATAATTGGTTAGCTTTCTAACTCTAGCGTTTTCTCTTACGCTTGTTTCAGTTGCCGACATTTCAGCATTTTTAAAATCAATTAACAAATCAGAAAAAAAGCTTTGGACTATTCCATTACGCCTGCGATCTTCCATTTCTAAACTAATTGGTAAATTCGATACGGAGACTATAGGCTCTGGCTTAATAATTCCTGTAGTTAGTGAAGCTTCTTGCATTGATAGATACACTAAAGCTTTAGGGGATAAATCAACGCTTGTATCTACCATTAAATCGTAAGGTACTGCCATTGGTGGCGTTATCATTGTTTCAGCCGCACCAAGATTTGACTGAATCATGTTATTTAAAACTTTAATATCAGGTAAGGCTTTATGCCCAGGGCCACGCCCATAAGATGAACCTGCTTTACGCTTCCAAGATGGAGCGACAATAGGAAAAATACTATAGCCATCTTCCCATATCTTTATTTTTTTATCGTATATATAATAAAGAGAAACATAATCTTTTTTAGTTTTGAGGGAACAGCCTAAATTTTCTGCATATTTGCTTTTCATTATGCAATGCAAAATTGTATATTCTTTTTGCCCTGATTCTTTAATTTGTTTTTTATCGTGATCTGAACATTCTGCTTTGCTTAATCCGTCAAATTCACTTAACAAAACATCTAAATCTAATTTGTATTTTCTAAAAAAATAAAAAATATCATTATAACTATTACGCTTAATGTAACAATCTTGTGGCGGTAATCTGCAAAACCTGACATATTTTGCTTTGCCTTCAATCGTTGAGTGCATATAAGCGTAACCCTGCCCGTATAAAATCAAATCATCAGTTACATCACCAAAGCAGGTATAAAAGTTTGCTTTCGATCTGCCTAAATGCTCTAAAACCCTGTCTGTGGCAATCTGTAAATTTGTTTTAAGTTCAAATTCTTGCTCTTCTTCGCTTAATCCTTCAATCGCAAGCGAACCCCATTTTTTGCTTTGCGTTGCCATCATTGAAACTAAAGCGGAGCTTAAATCTTCTGCTGCCCTTTCTGGGGTTGAATCTAAAATTTTATTTTGGTCTATAAATCCATCTGTATTTGTGCTGTTAAATCCTCTTGATTCAGGGCTTAAATATTCAGAAATAGAACGCCATTCATTATCATAATTCGCTCTATCCTTTTCGCAATCTTCAAATGCCTTAAATAATTTTTGGCTCATTCTTTTTCCCTTTAGGCATTATTAAACCTGCTTTTAATTCTTCTTGCTGTTTCATTTGGTCAAGTGGGCTTAATGGTATGTTAGTATCAAAATCGCTTATAGTCTTCCTTCCAGCGAGTAAAGCTAACTGTTTTAAAGCCTGCTTCCTTGCTTTTTGCATTGCAAACGCTGCGGTCTGTTCTTCGTTTAAATCGTTAGGTATTCCACCTTGCATACAATCATTTTACATTATTTTTGTAACTTGCAAATTTTGGAAGATTTAATCTAAGTTTATTTTTCTGTAAATGATGGACTGGGATTAAATCTAACTTAAAAGCACTTGCCATACACCTTATAGCATCTGCATTGTGTGAATGTTGGTCATGGACTGGCACTTTAGTAAATGTTCCTTCTGCATTTTTTTTACGCTTATAATTTCTTAAATCATTAATTAATCGCCTGCACCGTTCTTTATCAAAAAAACAAAAGCTTAAAACTTCTTTTACCCATTCAATATTCCCTGCTAAATCTTTTGTTTTCGGGATAGTAATAATCTTTAAGCCTTTTTGTTTTCTTAACGCTTCTACCCTTGATTGGAGCTTATCTGTTCTGTCCTGCCTTTTATCCCCGTCCCACGGTAAAAACCATACGTCAATACTGTATTTGTTTTTAATCATGTCCGTAAACTGCCCACTAGCCATATCTCTGCTTACAAAATTATCAACAATGTTAATTACATTCTTTTCAGGATGTTGATGTATAACAGCCGTCATTAAATCCTCTCCCTCTGCTAAATCTAAACTTGCAAAAGTTTGAAGGTTTGAATTATGCGGTACATAAGCTATTCTGCCTTCTTCATCTATAGCGTGCATTTGATGTTTAAAGTATGCACCTGAAGCACTTGCTTTAAAAGAACAATAAAATTCTTGCATTGCAATTTCGGGATCCATGCCTTTAGCAATTAATTCATTTACATATTCTTTAGTGATTACTGGCTCACCTGTATTGTAATAAGTATCTTCTATGCCAAGTAACCATGCTTTTTTTGTATTAGAAGCATGTTCAATATTATAAAGATAATCTCTATGTGCATGGTTTTCGCCTTTTGGCGTACCAACTTTAAAGCTAAAGCCGCCATTTTGAGCAAGGATTGGGCTAAAAATTTCTTCAAATACTCCAGGTCTCCATTCAGGGTATTCATCGCAAATTACACCGATTGGGTTTAACCCTCTTAAATGATTAGCTGTTCCATCTGAGCCAACAACGCCAACAAGCCTGTAAACTGAACCATTAACAAGCTCTAATGTCATTGCGTGGTTATCTTTACGCTTCCAAAGCTTTTTAGGGAATAATTCTAAATACGGGATAGCTTGTTCATCAGGGTCTCTTGTTACTCTTCCAAGTCCGTTCCATATTGCCGCCCTTGCTTGAGTTAAGCTAGGGAAAGCATGAATATATAAGCCTCTATCTTCTATCATTCGAGGCAATGCGATACATAGGGGTACTGCTGTTGATTTCCCCGCTCTTCTATGGACTATTGCTATCCCGTCTAGGTTTTTTCTTAATCTTCCGTTTTCGTCTCTTGAATTAAAAAATTTATACCAATCATACTGATAAAATGTAGGCTCAAACTTCCCCCATAAATTGTTTAATATTTCGTTACATTCTTCTGCGGTAACTTTAGAATCAAATTTTTCTACAGGGGCTACATATTCGCTTGCATCGTAAACATTTGCATAATGCAAAGCATGTGTAGGGTCTGCTGCAATATCCCGCCAATTTTTAACATTAGTTAAATCATCATTCAGTGATATTACTCCTTACCCAAAAAATTATAGCTTCGTCAAAATCCCCATTCTCAATCCTTTGAATTAAGTTAAGCACCCTTGAACTCTTTGATACAAATTCAAAAAATGGCTCTTGTTTTCTTTTTACGGTAAGATACTTGTCAAAACAAGTTAAATGAATTAAAAAACAACATTCATCCCAGATTTTTCTATTTTCAAGATATTTTCTAACTGCTTCTTTTGCCCTACTGTAAAAATTTACATCCTCAATAGATATTTCAACTTGAGAACCAATAACTAAAGGGAAGGACGATGCAACTGTTTGCCCTGTAATATAGTAACCTTCAAAAAGTGCTTTTTCTATTTGCTCTTCGGTGTAGGGCAAATTTAAAAATTTACTCCTCTCTTGAAATAATTTTAAAAAATACTCAAAAGCACCATTAGGGTAAAACCTATATAAATAATCAATTTCTTCTTTTTTCATTTTTCTATCTCCTTGTTTCCTGTTAAAACTTATACCATTTTTTATTCAATCAGTTTCATGTCCTCAATATTTGTTTCTTCTTTAATTAATATGATTTTACCGTCTTTCCCTTTAAC